GTACAGCGCCATGATTTTTTCGTAGAGGGTCATGTTATGCGCTCCTTACCATATAGCCGTTAAATGTTGTTAAGTTAGCACTTGTATTAATAGAAACACTAACTCCAGATTCTTGGTATACATAGGCTTCGATGTAATCAGTTGATCCATTGCAGGACACAACGGCTTCCCCTACAAAACTAATGCCGCCATTTACAGCAGATGATACCGTTAATGTTTGCGCTACATCGCTTCCATTTTTGTATATAGAAACAGCTCCACGTCCAGAAGTTGGTGCCATAAAAACACGCGCATATATTGCATAGTACCCGGCAACTGTTGGAGTAAAGCGGTAAAGAGTGGTATCGTAATTTGAATTGGTGTCGTATATTTCAGTGCCAAAAGGAATCTTGGTAAATGTAGAAGCGGGTACAGAAAGCGCACCAGAAGAAGCGCCAAACGCAGGGCCGTTGCCAGCCACGTTTGTACTTAACATTGCTTGCGTAACTACGCCAGTAGAAGCTGTAGTCAGCATCGTGCCGCTTGCCGCTGGCAAAGTCACCGTCACAGTCCCCGCCACCGCAGGTGCAGATAGCGTTACCGCCCCAGATGTATCTCCATTAACAACAATGCTTGCCATAATTTTTCCTTAGACGACAACCCAGCGCGAACCGCTTGGAACTGTAACTGTTACTCCACCAGAAACACTTATTGGCCCTGCGCTCATTGCGCTGCTTCCGCTTGGGATGCTGTAGCTTGCTGACACTGTGTTGGAGTTAACTACCAAGCCGTTGGAGGCCACAAGGGTAGGCGAAGTCACTGTGCCTGTTACATTTAGCGGCCCTGTGACGTCGCCGTTGACGGTCAAGTCCTGCGCCACGGTTGCGCTGCCGTTGATGGCAGTTGTACCAGTCAGTTGAATCTCAACACTTGGTACGCTGTATTGGAACACGGTGTCGTTGACTGTACCAACAACATACATCTTTGTGCCGTCTGGCTTGATGAACAAACCAGCGGGGCCTGTCTCTTGCCCCGCCACGCTAAATGCGCCGACAGAAGTAGCTGTGCTGATGTCCCAAGGCGTTGTAAGGTTGTAGACGTTAACGTCATCGCCTGAGCTGCCCAGCAGAAACATTCGTGTGCCATCATTAGTAAACGACAAGTCTTGAGGGTTGAGTTCTTGGCCTGAAACGCTGAGTGTCTGCAAGAAGGTCGCTGTGGATACGTTCCAAGCAGTAGACAGTGTGTACTGGTAAACGCCGTCAGATGCATTTCCTGTGATATACATAGACAAGCCATCGGGCTTGAAGAAAATTCCTGCCGGTGATGTTTCTTGCACGGTAACCGAAAACGATATACTTTCGTAAGACGCAGTGGCTACGCTCCAAGGTGATGTAAGGGCGTACTGAAACACAGTGTCGTTTGTTGCGCCAACAACGTACATCTTCAAGCCATCAGCGCGGAAAAATATTCCGTTGGGAGTAGTATCTTGCCCTGATATAGAAAAAACAGTGGAGTACGTTGCCGAGGAAACTACCCACGGTGTTGACAACACATACTCATTGACATCATCGCCTGCGCTGCCGGTCACAAACATCTTGCTACCGTCTGGACTAAAGAACAAACCAGTGGGGTTTGTTTCTTCTGCTGCTACGCTAAACGAAACGCTGTCGTAACTCGCGTTCAAGACATTTACGTTGCTGATGATGGTTGTGCCAGCGACATGAACTGTTGCTGCTGGTGCCGCTGTAGCAAAACCCGTCTTGCCAGCACTGGTGATACGCATACGCTCAGTAGGCGAAGACGCACCGTCAGCAGTAGTGCTAAACACCAAGCGTCCGGGCATATCGCTTGTGCCGGGAGTGCCGTCTACAAACCCCTCAATTTCAGCGGCCCTAATAAAGTTTGTTCCATCAGAACCGGAAAAGCGTACTGTTCCTAGCGTTTCACCAGAAGCAACAACTGCCTGTGTACCAACTGTGGCGCTGGCAGACTTTGCCATTTCATTAACTGACGCTGCGGTAGTGGTTGCAGAATACACAAACCCCTGCCTAGATGCCGCAGAAGTTGTGCCAACAACTTGGCTACGCGCAACAACAGCACCGGAACCGGTAAGCGCGGTTGTATACCCCACAATAACTTGGCCGACATCGTTAACCACAAACGGCGTAGCATCAGGATTAGTCGAGTCCTCAACCAACAAAGCGTTGCCCGTACCAAGCTGAGTAATACGCAGGGCGGCGTTGGTGTTGTCGGTTACGGAGATGATTGCGTTGCCAGCAACATCCAGTCTTGCGGTGGGCGCAGTCGTCCCAATACCTACGTTACCGCTGGCGTCTTCGTTTATAGACTTCTCTGCTGGGTACGTAACAAATACGTCTTTTGTGCCTGCCGAAAATGTAAGCGCGGTTGGTTGTGTTCCTGCACTGTTTGACAGCACAGTTGTCCGCGCCAGCGTAGTTCCAGAAACAGTGTACGTGCCAATACCAACTTCCCACTCAGTACCCGACTGGGCTACGATAGCGTAATAAGTTGTGTTGGCGTCACCAATCACCGCAAAAGACTGGAACCCAGTTGATGCTCCAAGAAGCGTCACTGTTCCCGTACCCGTCGTGGTGGTCGTTTCTTTTACGCGGTCTGCGAGTACGAGAGCCATATTTATCCTTAATCTGTCTCAACCAACGCCCAGTTGGAGGTCTCTGCGGTGTCTACCAATGCCCAGCTAGAAGATTGAGCATCGTTTACATTTTGCCAGTTTGGAGTCTGACTGTCATCTACCAAAACCCAATAAACGGCAAGTACGTTTCCAACTGCGCCCGAGGCCTGAACTCCAGACAGAGCAGCGGATACTGCTAACCCAACTGATCCAACGCTTCCAACCGCCTCATCCCCAGTCAGCGCAACTTCCTTGCCGTGGGTTACCGTGCCTGCGAAACCTGAAGCCGCTACTCCCGTAAGAGCGACGGTAAGAGAGGGAGTTACTGTACCGACCGATCCTTCAGCCACGTCGCCGGATGTTGCGTCCGACTCGTTGTAGATCATTGTCCCAACAGCGCCGGAAGCCTCGTCCCCCGTCAGAGAAAGTAATGTATCCCCACGAGAAACAGTACCAACAGAACCAGTCGCGGATACGCCCGTCAGATCAACCGCTAAATCTTGAATAACTGTGCCTACGCTACCTGTGGCCTGAACTCCCGACAGCGTAACGGTGACTTCTTCTGCTACATTCCCAGTCGCCCCAGACGCGGATACTCCCGTCAGGGCAACGACAATATCGTTAGAGCCAAGAGCCGCAAATGGGGCTTGTGCAAATGCGGATATACCAAACATGGTCTACGGCTTGCGCCGCCTCCGCTTAGGTTGTAGCCAGACGCAACAGTGCTGTGGTTGTGGTGTTGGACGGCATTGTCAGGGTAAACGTGCCCGCCGTGATGGTCTGTGAACCAAACGTGTGGACACTGATAGCCTTGTTGCCCTGAGTTGAGTTGTACAACAACACCGCATCAAACGCCGTACTCAGTGTCACTGTGGTGTAAACGATTGAAGCTGAAGGAGTCCAGTACGCCACGCCAGCAGTTGCCGAAGAATTGGTTGAAGTTGGAGCCGTAGCATTCGTTACCGTTACGCCACCTGCAGTGTAGTTAGTGCCAGTCACTTCGCCCGTTGTCGTGTAAACAGTAGCAGAGGCATTCATTGTTGCTGATGCTAAGTACAAAGCGGCTTTAACGGTGTCTGTAGTGGGGGCAGTCAAGCTGCCGCGTGACACGATAGTAGAAGTACCAAGCTGATGCTGACCAAGCATAAGCTGGCTCATAAACGAAGTACACATTGATTGGGTGTTTGCCATGATATTTCCTTTAACCGATTGATGCTGCTTCGCCGCCGCCAAAGACGGGCATTTTCTTCAAGGTCACATGGGCAGAACGATGTACAAGCTCTCCGTCCAACCAGTACTCAACCCATGTCGTGAGTTCATTGTCATTATCCACTGTACCCTCCCGCTTTTCAAGCAGGGAGTCGTCCATGTCGCCTTTGGTTGTGGTTACAAGCATGTTGTTCCTTATGAAATTCGCACAATTGCGCTGGTGGCATCGGCGGTGGGGAAAGCAATTAAAAACGTGGCGTTGACTGTAGTTTTATCCGCACCGAAGTCCAGCACCGCTACCGACTTGTTACCCTGCGTGCTGTTGTAGATCAAAGCGCCACGAGCCGTGAGCGATGAATTGGCCCAAGACGTATTGGAGAAACTGACGTAGGCGGTGGGCACGCTCAGGTTATTGTCCCCCGAAGTTGGGCTTGGAGAGATGACAAGCGTGTTGCCCCCTGCCGTGTAGCCCGTGCCAACCACCTCTGCGTCTGTTGTGTAGACAGTCGTAGTGGGGCCAATATTTGCTGCTGCTGTGTACAGAGCAATTTTGAAAGTGTTGGGCGACGTTGGGCCAAAGTTGTGAACCGCCTGCAGCAGTTCTACCTTGAAGCTGGTCGTGGATGTCTGAGCTATGGTCATGTGACTGCCTGTCTATATTGACCAGATCGGTATGCGTCTTGACGCTCCATACCATCACCCAGACGTTTAGCCAGCATCAACGCTTCTTTGTACTTTCCGTCATACAAAGCCAGCATGTCAGTCTCGCCCTTCATGAATGTGTACGCCTCAACCAAACTGCCATACAACAGCACTGTATCGAAGTTGTCGCCTAGCCATGTCGTGCTTGCGGTAACAATCGACTCAGGATAGTAGTAATAGTGCAATTCCACATAGTAAGCAGCATCCGGTGTTGGGCCAAGGATGAGTGACAACTCGTTTGTAATTGTTGAACTGGCAATTGTTGGGCCAAACAGAGCGTAATATTTTGGCTCCCCCGTGTCATTTGGGCTTGGATACGCTTGACGGATAAAGTTTGCGTCTTTGTTGAGCAAGTATTCGTACGTGCCAGTGTCTAAATTTGCGCCGGTAACGCCAGTCACCAAGGCCAACGAGTACACAGCCAAAAAGTCCTCCGGCAAGGATATGTACTTGTTGTTCGCCGTTATCGCGGAGTACTGATTCTTACGAATCGAAGGGAACTGCACCGTGTTGTAGATGCGCTGCTCCGCCTGTTCAACAAACACCGGAATGTTGTCAGTGAAATCAGTATCGAAGTTCTGCGTGTAATCGCAGATCGCAGCGGTCAACTCGGTGTAGTTCATCCGTTACCTCAAGCCATAGGACCGCGAGTTTTGATACCCTTGGTCGCAGCACCGTATCCGCGCATGGTTTGTTCGCCGTGACGGTTCTCTGGAGGGTAGTTGCCCTTGCTGATGCCAGCAACGGAGATGTTGGTCTTGTCCATCACAGCCGCGCCAGTCTTAGTAGGCAAACCAGCTTTAGTAGCCGCGCCACTCATTGTGTGAGGCTTCGCGTACACACTAGCTTGACCTACCTCTTTACCGCCAATTTTCTTGCTAAAAGTAGCCATTTATTCACCCCTTAAGTGGTAACCGTAACTGTACCAATTTGTACGCCTAAAGCCAAGAGATTTGGCGTCAGCGCATCATCAAAAAATCTAGACCCGCCGACCGGGTTCCATCCCCACTGGATAACACGGCTTCCCTCTCCCGGATAGCCATCTACCAAAAGCCCTGATACCGCGTAGCTTACATCGGGACGCGGTTCACGCACAGCCTGCGGATCATTGACTGGATACATGCCCAACTGCAGCTGCGGCTGATCTGGGTCCCAGCACGAAGCACAAACTTTGACGTTGTATATCTTCGTCTTGAGAACCTGTTTTCTAAGTTCCTTGAGCTTAAACCTCTGCCCGCAGCGGTCACACTCTGCAATCGCATACTTACCTGACGCAAAACGACTAGGCATCTGCTACCTCAATAGAACATCTGTCGTGGCACGAACCGATCAGGGGCCTTCTCACGGTCTTCTTGCGACGCCAGCAGCCACTGCTGCTCGTACTCTTGCTTCAGGAACAGGACACGCTCAGGAGCCACATCTGTCCGTTTCTGAGCGATATAAAACGCAAGCCCTGCTACCAAGCACGGGATCAAGCGGAATGGGATGTCTTGAATGTTCACGCCGTTGCCAGCGTCTTGAAGACGGCGCATGCGCCAGTAGACAAAAACGTACTGATCGCCGGGGGCGTTTGGCGTAGGCCAGACGTTGATACAAGGCAAATTGGCGCTAACGACAGCTGCCCCAGTCGTGTGTGCTGCAGCGGTGGTGTAGTTCTGGCCCCGTGCGCAATTGAGCAACTGGTTTCCATCTACGTTCTGATAAACAATCGTCTCGTTGTCAATGTTTACAAAGCCTGCCGCAGCCAATCCAGAGGCGTTACTCACCGTGATTGTGGTGTCTGTAGCCGAAATAGTCCCGTTTAGCGTCGCGCTCGTAGGGTTTGTGGCCCCAGTTTGGCGGTTAATCCAGACTTGAATAGGGCGACCTTGGGTCAGTTTGTTCGGGATGGTCGAGTACGTAGATTCACTAATACGGGTGATGTTGATATCGGTCTGGCCCAAGCCGTTTGCTTGCGTACGAATCACTTGGTCAAGCAGGTCGATCGTGTCGCTTGGGTAGGCGTAGATTCCCTGCCCCGTGTTCATGACGATCTGGCCTTGCTCAATAGTCCATAGGTTGATACCGCGATTTGCCCACTCAATGGTGAGCATGTTTAACGAGCGACGTGCTGTGCGGAACTCATAGCCCGTGCGAATTTCTAGACCCGCCCGCTCATAGGACTCCTCCATGATGTCATTGAGGTCCAGATTAAACGCGGAGGTTCCGGTAGTGACGGCCATTATCTAAACCCTGCTGTTTTCTTTGCAATACGTTTTGGCTGAGCTACGAACTGTTTCCCGGCGGCTTTTCCTGCTCGCTTGGCTTTGGTCGTTGCAGCGTACTCAGCAGGGCTGAGACTTTTGATAGCAGCGCTTGGAAGGTATCGCTCACCTGTTTCAGAAGATTTTTTACCACTTTTCGTCCTCCATTTTTGGTCGCCCCAGTCTTTGAGGGATTTCTGCGGTGCCTTCATGCTGTCGGCCCAAATCTTGTCATTAGCGTAGCAAGCCAACCCCGAAGTTGTGCGTCTTCCATCTCCAACATTTTACGCAAATCGTCGGACGTAAACTCCATCCGATCAACGCAATACCCTATTGTGGCTCCGCCAGCCGGAATTTCACGAGTATCACCGCTTGACAGCACAAGTTTCATATCAGTCCCTGTACCCGCCGCCAGCAGCCTTGTACTTCTTGGCCACAAGCTGCGCTTTACGGGCTGACCACTGGCCTGCTCCCGTGCCCTGCGTTGCAGCAGCTTTAACTTGGCTCACAATCCTCTTACGAAGATCGGGCTTTGTGTAGTTGCCAGCCGCATTAACCTTGCCGCCCTTGGCGTACTCAGTGAAGTCGGTATTGTCCCGACGTGACTTTTCCACGCCTTTAGGCATCTTGCTAGGATTGATATCCCCCATGCCACGGCTAGCTATCATGGTTACACCATCCGACCTTTTGTGTGGCCCTTGGTGATGCAGCCATCCGCACGAGTGACGCCGCCCTTAGCCATCTCGCGGGGAGATGGTGGCTTACCTTTTTCAGCCGTGTAAACACCAGCGTCTTTTTTACGCTCGTAGTCAGCAAGTTCTTTGGCTGTGGGGCCACCCTGCATGCCGCGCCCTGCGCCAGCTTCAAACTTTGTAGCCATGATAGCTCCTTAAATTAGCAGGTTTTGCCGCCGCTCTTCATCTTGATCATTGTGCCCTTGGTCTTACCCTTGACAGCAACGCCATCAGGCGAAGAGCCGGTCTTAACTTTAGCCATGCCACCAGCTTTAAGGCCAGCGTGAGCTTTAGATGCGGGTTTAGAAGCGTGTTGAGCCAGTGCTGGGGGCATGCCGCCTTTAGCGCCGTCTTTTTTCTTAGCCATCATCGCCATAAAACCGGGGTTCATTTTTGAAGCCATAGTATCACCACCTTTTGAAAATTTGCGGCCCTTGTCCGCAGTTGAAAAGTCTTTGCCCACGGACTGTGGGACTCCTACTTTCTTGGCAAATGATGGGTTATTGGCCACCGCCGCCATGAAATTGTGTTGCTTCTTGCTTGTGCTTGGCATGTCAGACCTTGATGATCCAGCCCTTACCAAACACAAACCCAACGACCAGAATGCCAATCCAGATCAGCAGCTTTTCCACAATGGTCTTACCGACCAGCTTATAGAACTCTCCAGACATCTCTTCAATGGCCAGCTTAGCCGCTTTCTTGGCAATCGCTTCTTCGCGCTCTGTCAGTACGATGTCGTTCATGTCAGCACTTCCAAGCCCGAAGGCTTTTGTTGATGCGGCTATCCGGGTCTTTGGCTGTTTTGGCGCTGGTCAGCTTCTTCTTCATGCCTTCCATACGGGCGCAGAAAGAGTCGCGCCTGCTGCCGCCCTCCGGTTGAGGGGCCTTCAGCCCGGGTTTCCCCGGATTGGCCTTGTTGTAAGACGCACGGCCCTTCGCGTTCAAGCCACCCTTTGGGTTCTTGCCTTCTTTGCGTGTCCATGCTTCTGACTTAGCCATAGAACACCGTGATATGCGTGTTGGCCCCCAAGAAAAGGCGTATGCCGTAATAGGCAAGAACACCTTCGCCGGGAATCGGCACACTGTATCCAGTTTGATTTGATGCGTCCAATTGCAGCAGCACATCATTCCATACCGTGACACTTCCGCTGGCTGCACCAGAATTCGCAACGGTCACAGTAAACGTGTTTGCAGTAGCGGCTGTTTGAACTTGGTACGGGTTATCCGTCAAATCCCAGTCCAGATAAACCCAGTCGCCTGCTTTTAAGCCGTGGTTTGTCGCGGTAACCGTCGCCGTAGTAGTGGCTCTTGCGTAAGTTCCGCTAATACTAATGTCGTCTACCAAAACGGTGTACTCTGTAGCACCAGAAAAAGGAAAAACAACCGCGCCTTTAAGGCGAGTACGGTACGGAACCATCAAGCCGGAAACTCCGCCGTGCTGTGATTTAACGTCTGTTTGCATCATAATCAATCTCCTTTAAAAACGGGGCCGAAGCCCCTTGAGTTGATTAAGAGTCTGCGAACGGTGTAGCAACAGTGCCGGAACCAATAACATTTCCAGTCACCATGTACTTGTCAGCAGCAATCGCCACAATCTGAACCCATGTGCCAGCAACGCCGCCGGTAGTTGTACCGTTCAAGTTGATGAAGTCATTGGAAGAGCC